AACGGTATAACTTACGTCTAATTTATTTTTTGTATTTCTATCATTTACGTAAACGTAATACATTAGACTAGCTAGTGCTCCACCTGCGGAATGACCACAAAATACTACATCATTTACGGTTTCGCTATATTTATCTATTTCACTTCTTAACTCTTGATAATAACTAGCAAGTTCTTTTAAAAAACCACTATGACAAGTTAATTTTTGATGCTCGGCACTTAATATTTCATTAAATATTTTGTAGTCTTGTAATTTTGTTCTATTACCAAATATACTAGATGTAGATATATCCGTTATTATATTAGATATACTGTCTGTCCCTCTAAATGCTAAAAATAAATTATTTTCTTCATAATTAAATAGAACTGGAAAATTTCCCATAATAAAATATTTATCAACGGCGTAACTGCTATCAAAATCATAACTTTCCTCACATAATTCTAAAGTTTTTACAAATAACTCATCAATATTGGTTACTTCTAATTCTTCTTTTTTATCATAGGTATATTTTATTTCTTGTCCTAAAGGCGTTTGTTGTTCGCTCATTTATATAATCCTTTATTTTATTATTAATATTTAATAACTTATAGAACCATAATCATATAAACTTTGGATTTGGAAAAATAAATCTACATAGTTGATTGCTCCAGTTGTGCTACCACCTCCAGTTATATCATCTAAAAAAACTGCTTTAGTATATCCTCCAGTAGGTCCTGCTTTATTATATTCAAATACTTTAACGTTAAAACTTTGTTTAATTTCTTCACTAGAAAATTCTTGGTCATATTGGAGAGTTTCGGTTTCTATTTCATTTTGAATTGGAATCATTACATAGTTATCATTTAGATTACTAACCATCTCAAAACCATTGAAAAAGTCTATATCAAAAAATAAAGTTCCGTTGTAAGTATTAGTTGGAGTAGCTGTATTATCTTTATTAATAGTGGATCTTATAAAAGTTAACTTCTGGGCGTGGATAGATTTCGGTAAGTCAATATTTTGGTCTGCTTTTCTAATTCTTAGGTGGAGGATCGCCATTTATAATTAGTTAATATATTTTAATTTTTGAGATAAACTTTTGATAAAAAAACAATGATAGATACAAAAAATAAATAGGTGAAAAGTTCCAGTTTAATTGGAAAGTGCTACAGCCATTCTACCAGTAGAACTAGTAGTTGAGTAAATCTTAAGAACATCCTCACAAACAATTACTTTAAAATTGTTACCAGCACCAGCAGTAACACTAAATTTAACATTAATAATAGGGTTATTAAGTTCTCTTAAAGACATAGTATTAGATTGAACACCTCCACCAGAATATTCCCATAGTCCAGTTTGGATTTTATATACATTTTCTACTAAAGCACTTTGTGTATTACCAACACAAGACCATCCATTCATAGTAAGTTTAGAATAATATAATTCCTCTGTTTCTAGTTTAAGAAGTTCCTGTCCTGAAGCAGTCATAGTAATCTCATCTATAGCAATTGGTGTATTGACTGATGTATCCCCAGCAAGTGTATCTTTAATAACCATAACATAGAAGTTATTCACGCAATCGGTATTTTTAAGTTCTACATCAGTTCCATTAGCACCGTTATTAGTATCTGCTGCTGCTAAAGAAACAGATTTTATGTTTTCATCATAGTAACCTTGGGATAATTGATTCAACTCTGGCTCACTATAATTTTGGGTGAGAATTTCAGCAAAGTCTGCCTCATTGTATGCCTTGTATCTAATTTTTAAATAAGCATCAGTAACATCACAATCAGTTCCTGCCGTTTTTCTATCAAATTTCTCACCAAATTTAACTCTAATACTCATAGGCTCATTAAATTGTAGGTTAAGATTAGTATTAATATCTTTGAAAAAACCAAATACTAAAGGACAGCAGAATAGATGTTCCTTGGCGGCTGTGCCTCGTGCGGCTAGAAAACCACCATTTACAGCATTAAACTGACAAGTGTCTAAATCACTTACCTGTGATACAATATCATATCTAGTAAGAGTATCTATTACTTTACTGCTAGATAAAAGTTCAATTCTATCAACAACGTCAAGGAAATCGCTTCCACCTAAAGTTAAATCAGCAACCGTAGATGTTTTTTTATAACAAAATAAAATCTGTTGAGCAATACCATATTTTAATAGGTCAAAGGTGGCGGTCTGTCCTACAGCAATACTTCCACTACTTTTAGTCTGTTTTACGTAAGTAGTGGCCGCACTAGGATAGATATGCTTGGTGGAGTAGATTGCTGGATTCTTTTTACTTTCGCTGGCGTTGATAGTATTAATAAGAGCTGAATTACTATTAGAGTTGTTGATCAAGGAGGTCATATTGTAATTTCTAAATATATTTTTTTTTGGATTTAACCACGGATTTCTGCTAATTTTAAAAAAAATTAATTATATAATGTCATTTACTAAAAAAGAAATAAAAGATAATTATACAACTGATAAAATTGGGTGGGAAATTATTAAAGATTTTATACCTAAAAATAAAAAGTTATGGGCTCCTTTCTATTGTGATGGAAAACAAAAAATTTATTTTAAAGAATTGGGTTTTGATATTATTCATAGAGATAAAGATTTTTTTTCTTACACACCTGATTATGATATTATTATAGATAATCCACCTTTTAGTATTTTTAAAGATGTGTGTTATAAATTAAAAGAATTAGATAAACCTTTTATTATAATAGGATTTAGTAAGGTTATTTTATTAAAGTGGTTTCAAAAATTATTCAAAGACCATCTACAATTAATTATTCCTTTTAAAAGACCAACTTTTACTAATTTAAATAATCCTAAAAAAGGTTATACTCCACCATTTGGTGTTCAGTATTATGCTTATAAAATGAATCTAAAAAAAGATTTAATTTTTATTTAAAGCAGAGCAACCTACGGATAAATGGGTTTGGGGGAATATAGGCAAACAATCGGTTTTTCATTTTTTCCTCTGTTTTTTTAAAAAGTTTTATGATATGGATTATTTTATTATAATTATTTTTTAATTTTAAATCTCAAAATACTTTCTTTAAAAAGTGATGAAAAAGTGAAAAAAGTGAAAAAGTGGATACAGTTAAAACCTTGTTTGTCCCCCCTAACCCCAAACCCATTTACCACATTTAAAATTAAAAAAAAAATTTGATTTAATTAATTTTGATTTATAAATATTTAATGGCGAATTATAATAATAATATTTTTAAGACCGATGATGAATATATGACTAATAAAGAAACTTGGGAATCAATCAAAGAATTTATTCCTAAAAATAAAATAATATGGGAAGCATTTTATGGTGATGGTTTAAGCGGAAAACACCTAACTGATTTGGGTTTTGAAGTTATACACAAACCTGTTGATTTTTATGAAAATAATTTAGGTGATATAATTATATCAAATCCTCCATTTAGTGATAGTGAAAATATTTTTAAAAGATTATTTGAATTAGATAAACCCTTTATCTTATTATTACCAATATCAAAATACTTTAATAAAAATTTTAATAAATACAAAGATAAAAATATACAATTAATTAGACCAAACGGAAGAACTAATTATATTAAAAACGGTGAGATTACCAAAGGTGTTTCTTTCATATCTATGTTTTATTGTTATAAAATGAATTTACCTAATGATATTATTTGGTTAGATTAAAACTGATTTAAACAATATAAATTTAATAATTATAATGATAGTTCAAATAAAAGATTATCCTTATTATTGGACTGATGGAATTGAAATTTATTCTAATAATGGAAAATTTAAAAAGTTAACTGGTTGGAAACAAACTTACAATTATAGATGGAGATACAACATTAAAAAAACTGAAAGGAAAACAAATTTTTATAGTTATTTTTTTAAAGATGAATTACCTACTATTTACCAAAGCACCCTCCGTGCCCAATAGTTAGCAGAGTTTTTATCGTTTTTAGTTAATTTACCCTCTTTATTCCTTATACCTGCGGATCTTGCTAAATATGATTTTCTTCTATTAGTATCCTTATGTTGTGTAAAATCTTTCATAGACGAATCACCAAAATGAATTAGTTTTTTCTTACCTTCTTTCATAACGTAAACTGATTTTTTTTTCCCTTTAACTTTAGAGTCAAATGGTTTATATAAAGGTTTTTTTTTATTATCCATTATTATATGATTATACAAAATTCTAACAAAATTAATAATTGTTATAAAAATACAGAATCAAATTATCTTACCTTTGATAAAAAAGGTTATGCTAAAGATTATTATTTGGCTAATAGAAGTAGATATCTAAATTATAATAGAATTCACAAAGAAAGACTTAAAAAATTAAAAGCTATTTGGTTTCAAAAAAATAAAGAAAGACTAAGAAAAAAATGGGGTTATAAGGCAAGATATGAAACTAAAAAAAAATCAATTGATATTTATCCACCTGCTACTTATGAGGTTAAACCTATAGTAATTGACTTTAGTTAAATACGGCTTGATAAATTATAGGCAATTCCTTTTCAAAAATATCCTTAATTTCTAAAGCTATATCCCTATGTTCTTTTTGAGTAGATGGATCACACCTTACTTTTAGGTAGTGTATCCAAGACCTAATATTTCCATTCATATATAATTTAGTGGGTGAGTTCATAGGTAATATCATTCTAGCACACTCCTTAGCTACACCATTATCTAATAAATTTTGATAACATCTATCAATTTCCAATAGAGTCATTCTTACTGAATTATTTAATTCCTTTTTAGTTTCTTCACTTATATCATCTATACTATTTTGTCTGTTTTTAAGGTCTTGCCTTCTTAGGTCAAAGTAATCAGGTTTTTTTTCTATTTTAGCATATCTTTGACTAAACTCTTGGAAACTAAAACTTCTATGTCTTAAAATCTGTGCTGAGATTGCTCTAGTTGTA